TTTGCCGCAAGCGGTCGAGCGCCCGCATCGCGTCTTCGCGCTCGCATTGCACGATGACCGAATCGGCGTGGCTCTTCACCTCGCGGGCTAGTTGGTCGATGCCTTCCGGCCATTCGCCCGCACGAGCCACGAGCTCGCATCGCTCGCGGTCGGTCTTGCACACATAGCCGCCGCCCGGCGTCTTGCGAAGCTCGCCGGTAGCCGCGACTCGGTTACAGCGCTTGCACGCGGGCATTAGTAGACGCTCCGCACCGAAGCCGACTCCGGGTAAGAGTGGCCGTCCGGCGTTCGCACCGTGATAGTGACGCCCTCGTCATCGCGGTCGAGCTCGATGACGGCGCAAGCGTCTTTCATCCCCATGTGCGTTTCGGTAAGCGTCACCCGCGTCGGCCACTGGCCGATGTGTAGGTGGTGCTCTTGCATGGTGGGACCTCGCTTTCGTGGTCCCGCGCCCTCGGTTGTCAATGTCCGCCCACGACCAAAAACCGGCCGTGTGCAGCAATTTTACCGCACGTTGCCCCGGCGGAAAACAAAAAAGCGGTCGGTTTGCAGGGCTTTTGTCGCAAACCTCCTGCAAAAAAATCTAATAGACCCCGAAACGCGTTGGCGCCGCGGACAACAGCGGTTGACGTCGCGCGAGCTCCGGGCGTACCATCGGCGGCAGAACGGCACCCCGCGAAGTGTGCGTCGCAACAGCGGACACCGCCGGTAGCGCTCGGCCACCCCCGCGCCCGCGAGCCGAAGAGCGGCACCCCGTCGAATCCGACACGACGGAGGAAGCCCGAAATGCCTAACGCGGTACTACAGCGACTCGTCAACGAGCGCACCGCCACGAACGAAAACATCGACCGCATCCTCGCGGTCGCCGAAGAGGAAGAGCGCGACCCGTCCGAGTCCGAGCGCGAGCTCATCACTCGGCAGCGCTCGCGCCTCGAAGAGCTCGAACCGCAAATCGGCGAGCTATTGGACCTCGAAGAGGCACGGTCGAGCTCGCGCGACGCACGCGCACACCTCACCCGCACCACACCGCGCGCCGACGGCGACGGCGACCAGCCCGTCGAAGCCCACGCACCCGGCGGCGGCGACCAGCCCGTCTACCGCTCGTTCGCTCAGTACGCACGCGACGAGCTCATCGTCCGCTTCGACAAGATCGCCAACCGCGCCGGGCAGGGCGCACGCGAAGCGGCAAACGAGCGGCTTACCCGAGCCGTACAGAACACCCTCACGGCCGACATCCCCGGCCTACTGCCCAAACAGCACCTCGCGCAAATCATCGACGTCATCGACAAGTCACGCCCGCTCGTCGCCGCGTCGCGACAGCTTGGCCTCAACGCGGGCAAGGTGACTTACCCGAAGATCACGCAACGCCCCATCGTCGGCGAGCAAACGGCCGAAAAGACCGAGTTGCCTTCGCAGAAAATGACGGTGGCGATGATTGAAGCCGTCGCCAAGGTCTACGGCGGCAGCGGCGACCTTTCATGGCAAGACGTCGCATGGTCGAACCCCGACGCGCTTTCGCTTTGGTTCGACCTCGCGGCCGAGGCATACGCGCACGAAACCGAAGACGCAACGGCCGCCGAGCTCGCAACCGCGACGGCCGCGGCCATCGTTGTCGCCTCGGCCGACCTTGCCGCGTGGATGGCGGCCGTAACCGAAGCGGCAGCGCAGATTTACAGCGCGACGCGGCGACGGCCGGACACCATCGCGGCGAGCGTCGCAAACGGCTACGCCTTCCTCGGCATGGTGGGCAATCAGTCGCCCATCTTCCTCACCGCGGGCGGCGGCAGCCTCGCGAGTGGCAGCGGCAACATCGCCGGTATGTCGCTCGTCATTTCGCCGTCACTCCCCGACGGCACGGCATACGTCTACGACTCGTCGGTCTTGCTCACGGCGGAAACGCCGGGCGCACCCGTCGAGCTCCGGGCGGTCGAGCCGAGCATCGCGGGCTTCGAGGTTGGCGTCGTCGGCGCCTTCCTCGCCGAGCTCATGGAAGACGAAGCGGTCGCCAAGCTAACCGCTCCGGCCGTCGTCAGCGGCTCGGCGGGCGGCGGCGGCGGTAGCAGGGCGTCGGCGAAGTAATGGCATACGCGACCGTTGACGAGCTCGCCGCGGCGCTTCGCATCCGGGTCAACCCGGAAAACACCGACGCGCTACAAGCGTGCCTCGACGCGGCCGCCGACGAAATCGACCACGACGTAGACCGCGTGGCGGATGACCCGATACCGGACGGCGACGCAATCGCCAACCGGGTCAACATCCTCCGCGCGGTCGAGTGGTGGAAGAGCAACGACGCCGCCTTCGGTGTCATCGGCTTCGACCAAACCGGCGCGCTCACGGCGCCGCGCGATGGCTTCAACCGGCACGCGTTTACGCTCACCCCGCTAAAGCAACAATGGGGAATTGCATGAGCGCCGTGGCAACCGGCGCAATGCGTTTGGCCGAGGTGCGAGCTCGCGCGGCGGCGGCGCTCGCGCCCTCGGCCGACAGCGACGCCGAGGTGCATGCCGACCTTGTCGATGCCCTAACGCCGCCCGCCATCTTGCTATTTTGGGCGGACCCGTGGCTCAACCGCACCACCGTCGGCGGCCGCACGATGAGCGGCGGCGGCGGCCTATGGGACGCATGGCTCGAAGTCTTGTGCGTCGTCGGCCGTGCGGACCCATCACCGTCGCTCGACGCGCTCGAAGAGCTCGTCGCCTACGTCCTCGACCGCTTCACCGACGACGCCTACTCGTGGCCGCCGGAAACCTTCTACGCGCCGCGCCGCTTCGACATCGGCGGCGTCACATACCTCGGTGCGCGAATGGTCTTTCGCGTGCCCATCACCGTCTAGGAGGCACGCATGGCAACACCAGCAACCGAGCCCGCGCCGCTCATCCTCACCAACGCGGGCATCGCAATCGCACCCGGAGCGGCGGCCGCCGCGCTCAACGAGCTCGCGTGCGTCGCCAACCACATCGAAATCTCGCCGGACGTTTCGACCACGACGCTCGACACAATGTGCGGCTCGCGCGACTACCCCGGCACCGTCAAATGGGCGCTGCTCGCGACGCTCTACCAATCCTTCGACGCGCTCGCGACCGAGGAAACGCTCGACGCCGCCGTCAAAGGTGGCGAGCCGGTCGAATTCGCCGTCGTCGGCTACCGCGACAAAGCCGTCGGACCCGACAACCCGATGTGGACCGGGCTTGCAATCCCACAGCCGTACAGCCCGATAAACGGCGACGCGGGCGACGCGTCCGAGGTTGACATCGAATGGTCGATTGTCGGCGAGCCCACGAAACTCGAAACCGGCGTCTACCCGCCGGTGCCGACGGTGTTGGCAGCCTCGAACGGCGGCAAGACCAAAGCGGCGGCGTAGTGCCCGACGGCTTTAGCGTCGAGGTACGCGGCTACCCGGAGCTCGCGGCGGGCACGGTCGAGCTCGCCGACCACATCCTCAAGTCGAGCCGCGACTCATTCCACCGAGTGGCCGACCAAGCCGCCAACGTCACGCGCGGCCGTTTGCACCGCGACACCGGTGCGACGGCCGCGTCCGTCGTCACCCGCCAAACCGAAGCGGGCGCGAGCGTCGGCTACGGCGACGGCGTCCCCTACGCCCACTACGAGGAATACGGCGGCCGCGGGTGGCCGCACACATCGGACGGCAACTTCCTCTACCCGTCAGTCAAGAGCGTCGAGCCGTTGCTCATCACGACGGCCGCCGACACCGCCCAAAAAGAGATTGGAGCAATGCGTTGGCCGAGCCCATAACCGAACACACAAACGGCGGTTCGCCGTTGCGCGTCATCCTCGGCACCGATGACGTAAGCGCCGCCTTTACACCGCGCGAGCTCGACGCGGTCAAAGCCCACTTCGGGCGAGCCTTCACTCAAATCGTCGCCGACGAAACCACCGACGAGAAATTCACGGTGCTCGCGTGGTTGAAGCTACGACGGCAGGGCTTCGACGTTTCGCTCGACAACATGCTCGACGTCATCATCGAGCTCGACGCAAACGCCATCGTGGACACTACGAGCGGCGTGACGCCGACCGGCTTGCCGACTTCTGCCGGTACTGGCGAATGACGCCGCGCGAGGTAGAAGAGCTCACGCCCGTCGAGTACGCCGCGTTTTGGCGGTACGCCATCCGCGACGCGAAAGCACAAGCGCGCGAAGCACGAAAGGCGAGGGCGTAGACGTAGGTGGCTAACCCGCAAGTCATCGTTGACTTCATCGCCGACACCGCGAAGCTCGTATCGGGTGCGCGCGCCGTCGCACAGAGCGGCACCGAAGCGGGCAACGCCACCAAGAAAATCGGATGGCAGAGCATCGCGAAATTCGCCGCCGGTGCCGCCGCGCTCGGCGCCGGTGCGAAATTCATAAAGGGCGCCGTAGACGAAACCGAGGCGTTAGCGAAGGGCACGATGGCGCTAACGCGCACGACGGGCATGGACACCCGGACCGCGTCCGAGTGGGTGTCGGTGTTGAAGACGCGCAACGTCGCCGTTACGTCGTTTCAACGCGGCATGGTGACCCTCTCGAAGCAAATGGAAGCCTCGACGCAGGGCTCGAAGAAATCGGTGTCGGCCTTCAATGAGCTCGGCGTTTCGATGGCCTACATAAAGGCGGGCAACACTCAAAAGGTGCTCATGGAGGTGAGCGACGGCCTCTCGAAGATCGAAAACCCCGCGAAGCGTGCGGCGCTCGCGCAACAGCTTTTTAGCCGCGCCGGTCTACAGCTAGCGCCGGTGCTCTTCAAGGGGTCCGCGGCGATACAGAAGCAACTAGATATGGCGCACAAGTACGGCGCCGAAATCGGCGACACCAAGGGCAGCGAAAAGCTAATCGCCAACCAACGCGAGCTCGCCCTCGCGATGGAAGGCACGCGCATAAAACTCGGCGAAGCGCTCATGCCCGCCATCGTGAGCGTCACCAGCGCCATCACATCGCTCGTCGGCGTCTTTCAACCGCTGCTCACCAACGCCACCGCCGTCAAAGTCGTGCTCGCGCTGCTCGTTACGGCGTTCATCGCCTACAAGGTCGCCGTTATCGCTTCGACCATCGCGTCGCTCGGACTCAACGCCGCGATGTTGCCCGAAATCGCGATTGTCGCCGCCATCGTTGTCGGCATCGCCGCGCTCATCGCCATCGGCATCTTGCTCTACAAACATTGGGGCGAGCTCGCGGCGCTCGCGGGCACCGTGTGGGCAGCGATTCAAAGCGCGGCGGCCGCCGCCTTCAATTGGCTCAAATCGAATTGGCCGTTGCTCGTCGGCATCCTCGCCGGACCCTTCGGCCTCGCGCTCGCGCTCATCATCACGCATTGGACCGCGATAAAAAACGCGGTAACCAACGCGGTCACGACCATCCGCAACGCCATCACCGCGGGCTTCGCCGCCGTCGTCACCGTCGTATCGAACGCCATGCGCGCGCTCGTCGCCGCCATCCTCGGCGCGGTAGGGCTCGCCGTCGGCGCGGCAACGACGGTTGCCAACGGCGTCAAAAACGTCTTCGCCGGTGCCATCGGTTGGCTCACGAGCGCCGGGCGCAACATCGTCAACGGGCTCGCGTCCGCAATGCGCGGCGCCGTCGGACTCGCAACCAGCGCCGCCGGTGCAATCGAGTCCGCCGTCAAACGTGCCTTCGCGGGCGCGGGCTCGTGGCTCTACAGCGCCGGGCGCAATATCGTCATGGGACTCGTTAGCGGCATCGAATCGGCCATCGGCTCGGCCGTCGGCGCCGTCGAGCACCTAGCAAGCCTCGCCCAAAAAGCGTTTTCGCTCAAAAACAAAATCTTTTCGCCGTCACGCGTCTACGCCGACTTCGGCCGCCAAATCGTGCTCGGCCTCGCTCACGGCATCACCCGCAACGCCGGGCTCGTCACGAGCGCCGTCGGCGCCCTCGGCGGCACACCAACCGCGAGCGGTTCGAGCTCCGGCGCGCCCGCGCTTCACCACGGCGCCATCGAAGTCAACGTCTACATCGGCGACACCGAGCTACGCAACCTCGTCCGCACCGAAATCGTTACCGACAATACGCGCGTCGCCCGGCGGCTACTGGCGGGCACCACATGAGCCCGGCGCCCGCGGCGCCTACTTTCACGCTCGCGGTTGACCCGGCGCTCGACGCCGTCGTCGCCCACGTCACCGTGCCCGCCGGTGCCACCTCGCTCGTCCTCTCACGCGTCGGACCGTCCGGCGTCATCGCCTACGTCCGCGGCGCCAACCCGCTCGTGGTTACGCCCGGCGACCACTTCGTGCGCGACTTCGAGCCGCCTATCGGCGTGCCGGTGCAATACACCGCGACCGTTGCCGACTCGACCGGCGCGCAATCGGTGGCGACGTCGCACACCATCACGGTCCCGAGCCAAGGGTGCGATGACACATGGCTCACCGACATCGCGGCGCCGACGAATACACAGCGCGTCGTCATCGAACGGCTAGACGAGCTCGACTACGTCGCCGCGGGTGGTGTGCATTCGGTACTAAACCGGCGCACCCCCATCGTCACTTCCGACATCGCGCGCGCGCCGACCTTCGAGCTATCGGTCTTGACCGAAACCGAAGACGAGCGGCTACGAGCTCGCGCCGCCCTCGGTAACGGCGTGCCCGTCCTCTTGCGGACCCCGCCCGAAAACGGCATCGCGTCGGTCTACTTCGTAGTCACCGAATGGAAAGAGCAACGCATCGTCAACCGCGCGACGTTGACCGACCGCCGCTTCGTGCTCGCGTGTGTGCAAGTAGACCGGCCCGACCCCATCCTCTACGCGCCCATCTTCACCGCGACCTACGCGGGCATTCGCGACGCATATGCCTCATACGCCGCCCTACGCGCCGCTCGCGCGACCTATGACGACGTCTTGCACGACCCGGCCGCGTCGCAAGCGGCCGACCTCGTCCCCTGGCCGCCCGCCGACGTATGAGGACGGTGTCGCAACGCTTCCTCGCGAGCGTCCGGCAAGCCCACCAAATCGGCGTCTTATGCGAGCTCTACTTCCCCGGCGACACCACGCCGGTCATCGTGCCCATCGAAGGCGGCAGCATCACCCAAGACCGCTCGGCGCTCGTCCGGCGCACCGGCACCGTCACCATTCCGTGGTCGCTCGACGCGGGCGCCGACCTCGGCCTCGACCTTCGCGTCTTGCCGCTCGGCGGCTACTGCAAAGTCTCGCGCGGTATCCGATTCCCCGACGGCACCATCGAGCTCGCATCGCAGGGCTACCTACGCATCGAGTCGGTGTCATGGCTCACATCCGAAGACCGCGCCTCGTTGGAGCTCGCCGACCGGATGGCGCAAGTGCGCGACGAAGGCTTCACCGTGCCCTACGCCGGTGGCGGCAAGCGCGTCGCGCAAGCCGCGCTCGACATCGCCATGCAAGTTTTCGGCTCGAACATCACCTACCTCACGCTCTATGACCCGCCCATCACCATCGCCGACGTCTACTACAGCGACAGTCGGAGCGACGCGCTCAAAGCGCTCGCCGACTCAATCGCGGGCGAGGTGTATTTCGACGCCGACGGCAACTACATTTTCGACGGAGCGCCCGGCTCAGTCTCGATAACGCGTAACGGCACGCTTACCGACGACTCGGCCGTCGTCACCGGGCTCGCGCAAACGTCCGACCTCGTTGTCGGCATGAGCGTCTTCGGCGTCGGTCTACCGCCGGGTCTTCGCATAAAGAGCATCGACTCGGCCTCGCAAATCACTCTTAGCGGTCCGGTCAACACCGCCGGGTTGAAAAACGCGCACGCCGACAAGGGCTCGGCCGTCCTAACGAAGATTTCCGACACCTCGGACCTCACCGTCGGCATGGCCGTCACCGAGGCGCACCTACCAGCGGGCACGACGCTCAAAAGCATCGACGGCGGCGACCGCGTCACGCTCACCAACCCGAGCTCGGCGACGACGCCCAACTACGAATGGTTCTACCGCTTCACCGTGCCTAACCCGGTGTCGCTCAACTTCACCGGCGCGAGCGGCGACATCGGCTCACCCGTATGGCTCATCGACACCGGCGCCCGCGGCGTCATGGTCGAAGCCGAGGAAGCGCTCGACCGAACGGGTGTTTACAACGGCGTGCTCGTTGTCGGCCAGAACACCGCGACCGACGCGCCCGTTAGCGCGCTCGTCTACGACGCCGCCTTCGACTCGCCGACGCGATGGGGCGGACCGTTCGGCAAGGTGGTCCACGTCGAGCAATCGACGGCCGTACAAACGGTGTCGCAAGCGACCAACGCGGCGCAAGCGCTACTCGACAAGAAACTCGGCCTAACCCGCTCCGTCACGCTCACAATCTCGCCCAACCCGGCGCTCGAAGCGGGCGAAATCGTTGACGTCGCATTCGAGGACGGCCGACGCGAGCGGCACGTCATCGACGCCACCAACCTCGACCTCGGACCCGAGGGCGCGCAAGCGCTCACCGTGCGGTCAGTCTTCCAACCCGCCGACGGGCGCTTGCACGCCGACCTACCGCGCCGCGTCTACGGCGTCAAGACCGGGCGCGCCGCGTGGCGCGAAGCGAAGCGAGCTCGACGCTTGCCGCGCAAGGTGCTCGTAACGTGAGCGCGCTAGGCGGCCTCACACCCGGCGCACCGCCGCCGCCCGCCACTCGCACCCTCTCGGTGGTCTTGCGCGACGCGCTCGCACGCGGCGAAGAGGTCCGCATGTTGGTCGCCAAGGCGCTCGCCGACAGCGCCAACCCGCTACCGAACGCGGCCGCCTATATGAACATCGAGCTACAAGGGCAACTCGTCACCGTGCCGAAGGTCGCCGCGTCCGGGCTCGGCGGCAGCGCG